ATCTATTGCAGTTGTACTAAATGAACATTTATACCAAGCTAATTTTAGAATTGATAAAGAAATTAATATTATGTCCGCAATAGCTAAAATTATAGAATTAAAAAAATCAAACACAATTATTTAATAAAACCCCAATTTTATGCAAACCCCTCAATCAGGTCAACCACAAATGAATATTGACCTTAAAAATACAGAAGCAATTACTAATTCCGAAGATGGAGTTGTTTTTCAACAAGGATTTATCCTACGTAAAGTATCTAAATTTGTAGCAGGTACAGATGAAGATGCCCTATTACCTATCCCAGTTTTCTTTGACCCTACAACTCAGAAAATTGTTGGACAAGCACTTCACCCAGATTTACGTGAAGAACTAGCTGAATACTGCGTATGAACATCTGGGATTGGTTAACCCAAATTACTTATGAAAAGTCCCATCCTGATTCGTTTTCGGATCAGGATTGGGATTCTTTCAATAGCTACATGATTCACCGATTTATTTCAATGAACCCCTATTATGTAGAAGTAGCTAACCAAATCCAAACTGTCTTACCAACAGAAAAAAAGCAGATTTATACCATTTACAGAGAATTGATTCCTAAACGTAAGTTGTTTTTAAAATATATCAAAAATACAGGAGATAAATTTAACAATAATCTAATGGAATTATTATCATCTCATTATGAATGTTCTAAATCCGAGGCTAAAGAATATTTTAATATCTTAGGTAAAAAGGGAGTTAGAGAACTTCTAGGAAGAATGGGATATGAAAAGAAAGAAATTACCAAGTTATTAAAGGCTTAAGATGGCTAAAAAGAAGAAAATACCTAGCATAATAAAGGAAATTCAAAATTTTGAATTGCCTGAGATTAATTATGCTTACCAAAAGAATATCTCATACTCTCAGACTTCTATGTACCATGAATGTCCTAAAAAATGGTCATTAAGATATAAAGAAGGACATAAGGTATTTTCTTCTAGTATTCACACTATCTTTGGAACTGCGTTACATGAAGCTTTACAACATTATATGACTACAATGTTTGAAGTATCTGGAGCAGCAGCTGATAGAGAAGATACTATTGAGATATTCGAAAACTCATTTAGAGAAAACTATATAAAAGAACTCAAATCTAATAATAATAAACATTTTACAACACCAGATGAAATGAGGGAATTTTATGAGGATGGAGTTAATATTATAGAATTTTTTAAAAAACGTAGAAAAAAATATTTCACTAAAAGAGATAAATATCTTGTAGGATGTGAAGTTCCAATTATAATCCAACCCAATAAAAAACTAAATAACGTTATGTATGTAGGTTATTTAGATTTAGTTTTATATGATGAATGGGAAGATAAATTTTACATTTATGATATTAAAACTTCCACTAAGGGATGGGGTGATTGGGCTAAAAAAGATGAATCAAAACAGTTCCAATTAATTCTATATAAGAAATTCTTTTCAGAACAGTATGGGATTCCATTAGAAAAGATTGATATTGAATTTTTTATTGTTAAAAGAAAGGTACCTGAATTTTCTGATTTTGCTATTTCTAGAATTCAAACATTCACACCTGCTTCGGGTAAGGTTAAGCTAAATAAAGCTAGTAATTTCTTAGATGGATTTTTAAAAGGTGCATTTGATAGTAAAGGGTTCAAAGATACAGTACATGTCCCTAAACCTGGAAGTGCATGTAGATTTTGCCCTTATTCAGGCAATAAAGAATTGTGTGCTTTTGGTTTAGAGAATTAATTTTTTGATATACTTATCTATATTTATACCAAAACGTTATTAATAAAAATAAAATGCTATGAGTAATCAAAAGTTAACGAGTGTTAAAATCGATGAAAACATGTGGGATGCTTTTAAAGTAGAATGTATTAAACGAAAATTCTCTTTCCAAAAACTTGCAGAACGCAGTATCCATTTGTATCTTACAAATGAAGATTTCCGTAAACAGGTTTCTTCACATACAAATTTAGAATTTAAATCAGAGTTTTAACAAAAATATTTTATGAAAGAAGGTTATATTCCTCGGGACGAGAGGAAAAAGATTCTGCTAATAGCAGACGATATACGAGTCCATTCTGGAGTAGCTCAAATTGCTCGAGAATTTATTGTTCATTCATGTCATCACTATAATTTTGCTTGTGTTGGGGGTGCTGTTAAACACCCTGATAAAGGTAAAGTATTTGATATGAACGCCCCTATAGGTAAAGAAGCTAATATTGAGGATGCCTATGTGATGTTATATCCTACTGATGGTTATGGTAGTTTAGAAATGATCCGTACTCTAATTAAGAGAGAAAATCCTGATGCTATCTTTATGATTACTGATCCTAGATACTATGACTGGTTATTCCAGAATGAAGGTGAATTTAGAAGAAAGATTCCTATCATTTACCTTAACATTTGGGATGACGTTCCTGCTCCTGTTTACAATAAAGAATTTTATGAAAGTTGTGATGCACTTTTAGGAATTTCAAAACAAACAGTTAATATCAATAAAATGGTATTAGGGGATAAAGCAGAAGGAAAAGTTATGGAATATGTTCCTCATGGGTTAAATAATAATATTTTCCATCCTATAGAAGATTCAAATGAAGATCTAAAAAAGTTTAAAAACGGATTATTTGGGGGAAATGAATATGATTTTGTCTTATTATTTAATTCTCGTAACATTAGACGAAAATCTATTCCAGATGCTTTATTAGCATGGAAAGTATTTACTGATCAGTTGCCCCCTGAAAAGGCTAAAAAAACCGCTTTAGTTTTAAAAACAGACCCAGTTGATGGGAATGGTACAGATATCCCTGCTGTAATTGAGTATCTTTTTGATGGTAGTCACACTAATATAACTTTAGTAGGACAAAGGTTATCAACTTTAGATATGAGCTATTTATATAATTGTGCCGATGGTGTAATTTTGCTATCTTCAAATGAGGGATGGGGGTTAGCATTAACTGAATCTCTTTTAACTGGAACCCCATTTATTGCTAATGTAACAGGTGGAATGCAAGATCAAATGAGATTTATTGATTCTAATGGGAATTGGTTTACACCTTGCTCAAATATTCCTTCAAATCATAGGGGCACATATAAAGAACATGGTAAATGGGCATATCCGGTTTATCCAACATCTATTTCAATGCAAGGATCACCTAAAACCCCTTATATCTTTGATGATAGATGTAGTTGGGAAGATGCAGCTGAGCAGATTAAAAAACTATATGAAACTTCTCCTAAAGAAAGAAAATCAAGGGGATTAGCAGGAATGGAATGGGCATTAGGAGATGAAGCAGGTTTTACTTCTGAAAAAATGTCTAAAAGAATGATTAAGTATATTGATAAACTTTTTGATACTTGGAAACCAATCCCAAAATATCAATTTTTAAAAGATACAGATTTCGAAAAACGAGTTTTACCACATAAATTAATTTACTAATGAAGAATACTTTTGTTGTTAGTTGTCCAATTGACACATACTCAGGCTATGGAGCACGAAGTCGTGATTTTGTAAAAGCTCTTGTTAAACTAGACAAGTATGATATTAAAATTTTATCCCAAAGATGGGGTAATACCGCTTGGGGTTTTATAGAGGACCATGAAGAAGAATGGGGATTTTTACAACCTCTAATTATAGATCAAATGACAGAACAACCTGATATTTGGTGTCAAGTAACCGTACCTAATGAATTCCAAAAAGTAGGAAAATACAATATTGGGTTAACTGCTGGGATTGAAACTACTATTTGTGCCCCTCAATGGATTGAGGGTTTGAATCGAATGGATTTGAATTTAGTTTCTTCTGAGCATGCTAAAAAAGTATTTGAAACCACTGGATATGAAAAGAAAAATCAGCAAGGACAAGTAGTAGGTCAAATTAAATTAGAAAAACCTATTCAGGTACTAATAGAAGGAGCTAATTTAGATATCTATAAACCTTTACCTAAACAAGAATTTCAATATACAGATTTATTCCAAGACATAAATTCTATCCCTGAAAACTTTGCTTTTTTATTTGTGGGACATTGGATGCAGGGTGATATAGGAGAAGATAGAAAAAATGTAGGGTTACTAATTAAAGCCTTTTATGAAATGTATAAAAAGCTTCTAATTTTTCTTGTTCTTCAGCTTGTTTATTTGCTAATTCAAATTCTTTAATTTTGTTGTTGTAAACAGTATTAAATTTTTTGAAAGCTTCTAAACAATG